TAGAAAATGCATGGTGGTTACTCACTCATGGTATTGCATTGTCTCTAGAATATACTAATCGCTATGGCAAAACTCATTCTTGTCATAGACCATTACTAGAAGCAACACATCTTCTACCATCAGCAGACTATACCAAACATACACCTTTCGTATTTGCAGGCCCTGATCAATTCAAACATGATCAGACTATTGATATCTTTACTAAGTACAAAAGATACATTGCTTCTAAGCCTTGGGCTTCAGACAATTATCTTCGTGACTCATCCAGAAAACCAGATTGGTTATGACTGAGTTAATCAGAAAGGATGATCCAAGTTACTTTTCCCAGACAAGTAACTTGCCATATGACAGACATCATTATAAGATAGTTTACAAAGACCGTTCTATAGTGGTCACATCTTGGGATGAAGTCCAAGAGTGGTGGTGGAATAATTGTCATCAACCACAATTTGATGCCGTTGTACACGCTATTGACATACCAAAGACTAAGAAAAAGTCAAAAGGATTTTAATTATGAAACACATTACTAGAGAGGATCTCATTCGTGAGTTCTGCCAATATGTGGTAGACAAAATGGATGAAAAGACTCTTAAAGAAATTGCATCTGTAACATTAATTGCAAACATAAAACCAGAAAGCACATATGCTGATTGGGAAGATTATGTGGCACAAATGCCCTCTAAACATACAGTAGAGGATCTACTTGCACTAATCCAACCTTCTGTAAATATGGTGGCGAATAAAAATGAGGGATGAATTTATATGGGTAGAAAAGTATAGACCAAAAACTATTGACGAATGTATTCTACCTGAGAGTACAAAGAAAACATTCAAAGAGTTTCTAAAGAAAGGAGAGATTCCTAATCTTTTGTTGGCAGGGCCGCCTGGCATTGGTAAGACTACAGTTGCAAAAGCATTGTGTTCTGAATTGGGTGTTGATTGTTATGTAATCAACGGATCGGATGAAGGTAGATTTTTAGATACAGTTAGGAATCAAGCAAAGAACTTTGCATCTACTGTATCATTGATGGACGCAGATAGGAAACATAAGGTCATCATCATAGATGAGGCAGATAATACTACACATGACGTACAATTACTTCTTAGGGCGAATATAGAATCGTTCTATAAGAATTGTAGGTTTATTTTTACATGCAACTTTAAGAACAGAATCATAGAACCATTGCACTCTAGATGTGCTGTGGTTGAATTTTCTGTTAAGGGAAAAGATAAACCAGAGATCGCTGCTCAGTTCTTCAAACGAATACAAGATATTCTAAAACTTGAAGGAGTTGAGTATGAAAACAAAGTCCTAGTAGAACTCATCAATAAACATTTTCCTGATTGGAGAAGAGTTCTAAATGAATGTCAAAGACATTCTGTTGGAGGTAAGATTGATTCTTCAATCCTTGCCAATTTTTCTGAGGTTAACATAAATGATCTTATCAAAAATCTCAAGGAAAAGAAATTTCCAGAAGTCAGAAAGTGGTGTGTCAATAATCTTGACAATGATCCCTCTGTACTTCTTCGTCGTGTTTACGACGCTCTATTTGACACTCTTGAGGGTGCTAGTATTGCAGCTGCGGTATTGATAATCGCCAAGTATCAATATCAGATTGCCTTTGTGGCAGATCAGGAGATCAATCTATTGGCATGTATGACCGAAATTATGGTGGAGTGTGAATTCAAATGACCAAATCATCTTTTGCTAAAACTAAAGCACAAATAAAATCCTCTAGATATTATCTTTTCTGGGGTGCAGCAACTGTTGCCGTTGTTGTTGGACAAATCTATATTGGTAATGGATATCGTAGAATGGCAGACACAGGCGATGCTATATCTGCGGATATTAATTTACTCATAGAGGTTCTTACAACACCTACACCTAGAACTATGCCTGTTCCAGGCCCAAGGTATGAATCTGAAACAATGCCTTATGCGCCTGGCGATTACGGTATGCCTATTATAAAATGAATTTAAGTGAAATTGATGCTGCCTACGCGGCAGATAAGTTCATTGATTATTTCTCTAATACTGGAAGAATTGATGAATACCTTCGTAATGTAAAACTAGATCGTATGGCTCAATTACCTGTGCCTTTATTTGGTATGGGGCCTGAGGATGATCTATTCACTGATTTTGATATGCACCCTGACGATATGCAGATCAAAATATTTCCTGCTGGAGAGAAGAATGGATTTAGTAATGAATACTTTAATGAAAGATTAGAGATTACTACATCACATGCTATAGAGAAATCTGTGCCAGGAAAAGCTCTCAAGTGGATTGTAAAAGAGACCACCACAGATAAGACTATTGGATTCTGTAGATTTGGATCTCCTACTATAAATTCTAAACCTAGAAATGATTGGTTAGGTAATGTACCAGAATTGTCTAGGTTCAATAGACACGCCATCATGGGATTCATTATTGTTCCTACTCAACCATTTGGATTCAACTATCTGGGTGGTAAACTTTTGGCAATGTTATGTTGTTCTCATCTCGCTAGAGAAACTTTGAATAAGAAATACAATGCAGATATTTGTTTGTTTGAAACTACATCATTGTATGGAACAACAAAATCATCATCTCAGTATGATGGACTCAAACCATACCTGAGATACAAAGGATTAACTATCAGTGATTTTACTCCTCTGATACATGACTCTATATTCAAAGAATTGAATAAGTGGTTTACTGCTAGAAACAATGACAAACTCCTAGTAAAAGAGGATGCCTCTAGTAGAAAATTAAAGATTCAAACAAAAATGATATCAATTATCAAAAAGTGTTTGAATAATCCTGAGAAACTAAAACAATTTAATGACGCGATACTTTCTGCTAAGAATCTCACTCAACAGAAACGTTTTTATATGTCCACATATGGATTTAAGAATAGTAGAGAGGTTATTCTAGGAGAACAAGACACTCTTATCAAAGCAGATAACTATGATAGGTTTGGAGTAGAACAGATAATTGGTCATTGGAAAAAGATGGCTGCCAAAAGATATACCAAACTCAAGGATGAAGGAAGATTAAGGACTAAGTTGGAAACTTGGAATACTAATCCAGATGAGATAGATATTATTAGGTGATATGGCAGATTTAAAAGATTGGTTGAACTCTATCAACCTAAACAAACAGGATATTACACTAGAAGATCCTCAGTTAATCAAGAAGTATGCTCCATTTATTATCAATAAATGTATGTCTGCACATCTTGATTGCATCATGTTTGCTAATGAAATGAACTTAAATGCACACTTGGCCAAAGACCTTCAATATCAGTTTTATCTAAATAGTATCAGGAAAAAGAAGAGATTCTCTCCGTGGCTCCGAAAAGATAAGATCAAGAACCTTGATGTTGTCAAATCATACTATGGTTATAGTAATGAGAAAGCAATCCAAGCATTGAAGATTCTTAGTAAAGAGCAGTTGGATTACATTAAAGCGAAAATTGACGTTGGAGGTAGAACATGAGCGGGTTTGTAGAACCTGAGATTGCTTGGTCACAGGATCAAATGATCGAAGTAACATTGAATGAACCAGATGATTTCTTGAAAGTAAGAGAAACTCTCACTAGAATTGGTGTAGCTTCTAGAAAAGAAAAGAAGATATATCAATCATGCCACATTCTTCATAAGCAAGGTAGATATTACATAGTTCATTTTAAAGAGTTATTCGCATTAGATGGAAAGTCCGCTAATCTTTCTATCAATGATGTTCAACGTCGCAATAGAATCATCACTCTCCTATCTGATTGGGGATTGATCACCATTATGAACATAGATCAGATACAGGATGTCGCTCCGTTGAATCAGATCAAGGTTCTCTCTTACAAAGATAAAGGTGATTGGACTCTTGAAACTAAGTATAACATAGGCAAGAAAAAGAAAGTGGTACAAACGTCTCCGAGTGCTTTTGTCAAGGCAGATTGACGGTAATCATCAAGTTTTATGGGGGTTTATACGACCCCCTTTTTTTGTGTTTTGTGGTTAAATAATAGTGTCGCCGAAAGGGACAAAAATTAACACTCGCTTATTAAAGGAGACCTATCATGGGAAACATTCAAAAATTTTATACACAGGATCTTGATTCATTGATGGATAAGATCGTAAAGAACAGCGTTGGTATGGACGACTACTTCCAACAGTTCTTTAATTACGATACATCTTCAAACTATCCTCCATATAATCACATACAGCTAAATAATGTTGACTCTCTATTGGAGATCGCACTTGCTGGTTTTAGTAAAAAGGAGATCCATGTATACACCGAGTACGGAAGACTTATTGTTGAGGGAAAGAAAGAGACGAAGGAGGGGCAATCCGAGTATGTCCATAAAGGATTGGCTCAGAGATCTTTCTCAAGAGCGTGGGCTTTATCAGAGGATATTGAAGTCAGAGAGGTTCAATTCAAAGATGGTCTTCTTACCGTTAAGTTGGGTAAAGTAGTTCCAGAGCATCATGCAAGGAAAGATTATCTATAAAAAGTATTAAGATTGTAGTAAAGAATACCTATTGTCAGGGTCTCCAAACATAAATATGTTACAGGAGGTAAAGACAAATGCTAAACATCAAGTTTACATTGGCACATCCAATAGTGCCTGAATTTGATCCAGAAATCCACGATCCAGATGAGGTGTTTGCACTTCTCTGTTACCGAGGAATTCATTACGCCAAGTGGTGTAACATCAAGATACTTTTTCAATAATACACAGGGGGTTGACAAACCCCCTTCTTTATGCCATAATATATTTGTTGGACGCAACATGGGAGTGACTGAATAAACTTACTGGCAACTGCTGGTTAAGGTGATGAGACACAGGTGGTGCTGCTTCGAGAGAAGAACCGATCAACCAATCGGGTCTCAGGCAATAACGTTTTTACTACTGTAGTAATGCCCGTTATTTGTTGGTATACAGGAATCCAACCTCCCTCTTTATTACTATATAAGATACGATGTCAATAAAATTAGTTCTACTAAAATCTAACGAAGAAGTTATAGCAGATGTGAAAGAATTAGTAGATGAGAATGACAAACCCATCTTCATAGTTCTTGAGAATCCTTACTGTTGTAAGTTGATAGAAGAACCAGTGATGCTTACTGAAGGTAAAGAGGAAACTGAAACAAAATATAGTGTTCAATATTATCCTTACATGCCTTTGTCTGCTGAGAAAAAAATCTCCATTGATCCTAGTTGGGTTGTTTCGATAGTAGAACCAAAACCAATGGTCAAACAATCTTATGAGGCAAGAATCAATGGAACAGGAAGTTAAAATATTAGTTTTAGTAAATGGTGATCTTATTATATCTGGAATAGAGGAGGTAGCTGCTCTTGATATTGGTGATCCCAACTGTAAGATGTTATCGCCATATAAGATAGAAGGTAAAGAAATGTCACCATATCTAAGTAATGTCACAGATGACGTTGAAATTATGATATGTTCTGATAAAATATTAACATTGGTTGAACCACACAAATCATTAGTGGATTCATATTTGAAACTAGCTACAGCATGAAGTTTTATACAAATGTTTTCCAGATCGGCAACAGTATGTTGGTCAGGGGATATGACAATGGAAAACATTTTGAAGATAGGGTTGACTTTCGCCCTACTTTTTTTGTGCCTTCCAAAAGAAAAAGAAGTAAATGGAAAACTCTTGATGGTCAATTAGTAGATCCTGTCAAACCAGGCACAATTAAAGATTGTAGAGAGTTCTTAGATAAGTATTCACAGGTTCAAAACTTCAACATATATGGCAATGAGAGATATGTTCATCAATATATCTCAGAGGAGTATCCTCAGAATGAGATCAACTTTGATCTAAACAAAATTAAATTAATTACTATCGACATCGAGGTTGCTGCAGAAAGTGGATTCCCCGATGTTTTTAATGTTGCAGAAGAGTTGTTGCTAATCACAATACAAGACTATGCAACCAAAAGAATTATCACTTGGGGATCAAGACCTTATGTAAAAAATCCTCAAAAGAAAAACCACATTTATATCGACTGCCACAGTGAAGAAGGATTGATCACTAGATTTGTAGATTGGTGGACAAAGAACACGCCTGAGGTCATTACAGGGTGGAACTGTGAGATGTATGACATACCTTACCTCATGGGTAGGATAGAAAGACTCATGGGTGAGAAGTTTGCCAAAAGAATGTCTCCTTGGGGTATCTGTAGACGTAATGAAATTACAATACAGGGTAGACCTAATATTGTTTATGACCTTGCAGGCATATCCGTCATAGATTATTTGGATCTATACAAGAAATCTCCAGCAACTCCCAATCAAGAGAGTTTCAGATTGGATCATATTGCCATGATGGAACTAGGACAAAAGAAATTAGATCACAGTGAGTATGATACATTCCGTGATTTCTATACAAAGAACTGGCAAAAGTTTGTAGACTATAACGTGGTTGACGTTGAACTGGTAGACCGTCTTGAGGATAAGTTAAAACTAATTGATTTATGTTGCACTCGTGCCTATGACGCAAAGATAAACTTTAGTGATGTTGCTTTCCAAGTCCGCACATGGGATGCCATCATATACAATTATCTAAAGAAAAAGAATATTGTAATTCCACAAAAGGAACGCAATTCCAAAGATGAGAAGTATGCTGGTGCATATGTAAAAGACCCCAAGCCTGGAAGATATGATTGGGTAGTTTCTTTTGACTTGAACTCTCTGTATCCGCATTTGATTATGCAGTACAATATTTCACCTGAGACTTTACAAGAAAAGAAACATCCTAGTGCTAGTGTAGATAGAATGTTATCTCAAGAAGATACCTTTGAATTATACAAAGACTTTGCTGTATGTGCCAATGGTGCAATGTATCGTAAAGATGTAAAAGGATTTCTACCAGAACTCATGGAGAAGATGTACAATGAACGTGTCATCTTCAAGAAGAGGATGATCAAAGCAAAGAAAGCCTATGAAAAGACACCTACTAAAGAACTGGAAAAGGAGATTGCAAGATGCAACAACGTCCAAATGTCCAAGAAGATCGCCCTTAATAGTGCTTATGGTGCTATTGGTAATCAATATTTTCGTTATTACAAACTTGCGAACGCAGAGGCCATCACTCTATCTGGACAGGTATCAATCAGATGGATTGAAAACAAAATGAATCAAAAGATGAATAACATCTTAAAAACGGAGGGTAAAGATTATGTTATTGCTAGTGATACTGATTCTATCTATTTGCATATGGGTGATCTGGTCGAAGCTGTATACAAAGGCAGAGAAAAAACTACTGAAGGCATTGTCAGTTTCCTTAATAAGGTCTGTGAAATGGAACTTGAACCTTATATTGAAAGTTCTTACCAAGAACTCGCAGACTATGTTAACGCCTACGACCAAAAGATGATCATGAAGCGGGAGAATATCGCTGATCGTGGTATTTGGACTGCAAAGAAAAGATATATTCTCAACGTGTGGGATAGTGAGGGTGTAAGATATGAACAGGCAAAACTTAAGATCATGGGTATTGAAGCAATCAAAACTTCTACCCCTGCACCATGCAGAACAATGTTGAAAGATGCCTTTAAATTATTGATGACAGGAACAGAGGATGAGGTCATAGATTTTATTGAAAACTGTCGTTCTGAATTTAAAAATTTCCCACCAGAAGAAGTTGGATTCCCAAGATCTGTTAATAATTTACAGAAATATAAAGGAGTGTCTGACATTTATAATAAGGGAACACCTATCAATGTTAGAGGAGCGTTACTGTTCAATCATTATATAAAGAAAAATAATCTAGAACACAAATATTCTGCCATACAAAATGGAGAGAAGATCAGATTCTGTTATCTCAAGACACCAAATTGGATGCACGAAAATGTAATATCATATATCCAAGATCTACCCAAAGAGTTAGACCTACATAAGCATGTTGACTATGATTTACAATTTGAAAAAGCTTTTCTAGAACCAATTAAGGTTATCTTGAATTGTATCGGTTGGGAGACCGAACGTAAGAATACACTTGAATCTTTCTTCTCATGACACGTTACATTGTATGCTGGACAGATGACGGCATATTTTCTGATAGACAAATGAAAGTCTTTGAATCCAGAGATCCAGCAAACTGGTTTGCCCAAAGCATACAAAAGCAGTATAATGATGTTAAAGTATACTTAGCAAGGAAAGGAGAGTTTGATGACTAAGAAGAGAATACTCACTCTAGTCACAGGCGGTTTTGATCCTATTCATAGTGGCCACATTGCTTACTTCGAGAAAGCAAGAGAACTTACTAATTATCTCGTAGTAGGATTAAACACAGAAGAATGGTTGACTAAAAAGAAAGGACAATACTTCCAGTCATGGAAGGAACGCGCCGAAATTATAAGGCATCTAGACATGGTTGATGCTGTGATTACAGTAGAAGATGATGAACATGGTTCTGCTTGTAATGCCATCTCTGCATGTTTGGAGATTGCACAAACTGTGGTCTTTGCCAATGGTGGAGATCGTGGATCAGACAATACACCAGAAACAGACAAGTTTGGTAATGATCCCAGAGTGGAATTAGAGTTCGGTGTGGGTGGCACAGACAAGAAAAATAGTAGTTCTTGGTTGTTGCACAATTACTTTGAAAGACAACGTAAGATAGTGGGGATATAATGTATCACAACAATTATTTTACTGAGGAACAATGGGAATGTATTAGAGTCTGTGTGGCAAATGCACCGATACCCTATGATATTACTCTGAAAAAAATTCCAGCTGAGATTCTGGAAAAGATAGGACAACCCAAACGTGTAGAACATCAAGGGGAAACAATATTAGACTATGATCTGGAGCAGTATCAATGAACAATGTTGGATTAGAAGTTGTATTCTGGACTATATTAGGAGTCTATCTCTTAGCTAAGTTAGGAGTATTCAAGAAATGAATTGTTGGCATTGCAACACTGAACTTATATGGGGATCAGATTTCTCAGGAGAGGATTATCATTGTGAAGATGAGTATTCTATAGTGACTAATCTCTCATGCCCTAAGTGTGAGTCATTCGTTCAAGTTTTTTATCCAAAGAGAGATGAGTGAAATAGCATGGGAACCATGGCAATTTCCAAACATTCCCCTGTATAAAACTAAATTACCTGATGATATCATAGAATATCTCTGGTCTGTTGTAAAACAAGCAGAGATTGACAATGTAAACAACAGTAATGATTATAGCCACAGACTCGCTGGTAATATTACAGGCAGTCTTGGACTCATAGACAAGGATGATTTTTTCTTAAACAACGTCACAGCTCCCCTGACAAATAGGATAGTATCAAATGATCCTAAAAACTTTGCACCGCCTGTTGACGCAGATCTTCAAAATAAATTTGAAGCAAAACTAAGTATGAATTGGTGGGTGAACTATCAATATCAGACAGAGTTCAATCCAGAACATGCTCACACAGGCATCACATCATTTGTAGTGTGGATGAAGATACCAACTAGGTATCAGGAACAACATAACCTACCATTTCATTCAAAGGCTGCATCTGATTTTCAGTTTACATATTCCAATATTTTAGGAAATGTTGTAGAGTTTCCTATCTACATGGAACCAGAAATGGAAGGAGTAATGATGCTGTTTCCGTCTAATCTACATCACCAAGTATACCCATTCTATAACACAGAAGAACCAAGAATATCAATTAGTGGTAATTTGTTGTGGAATATGGTAGAATTATAATAGAAACAAATCATTATGGATTTTTTAAAAGAAATAGTAAAAGAGATAGGAGATGAGTACACCCAACTTGCCTCCGAGGCAGAATCCACTGAAACATTTATCGACACAGGTTCGTACATTTTTAACGGGCTTGTATCAGGCAGTATATTTGGTGGTGTATCTAGGAACAAGATTACTGCTATTGCTGGTGAAAGCTCTACTGGAAAGACTTTTTTCTCCCTCGCAATGGTTAAGAACTTCCTTGATAATAACCCTGATGGTTATTGTCTATATTTCGATACAGAAGCCGCAGTTAATCGTGGATTATTGGAATCTAGAGGTATCGATCTTGAAAGACTTGTTGTTGTAAATGTCGTAACAATCGAAGAGTTCAGATCAAAAGCATTAAAGGCTGTTGATATATACCTCAAGACAGATGAAGACAAACGTAAACCATGTATGTTTGTACTTGATTCTCTCGGTATGCTTTCAACTGAGAAAGAGATTACTGATGCGTTGAATGATAAACAAGTTCGTGACATGACCAAATCACAACTTGTCAAAGGTGCATTTAGAATGTTAACTCTTAAACTTGGTCAAGCAAACATCCCACTTATAGTTACCAATCATACCTATGATGTCATCGGATCATACGTTCCCACCAAAGAGATGGGCGGAGGCAGCGGTCTCAAGTATGCGGCAAGTACGATCATTTATCTCAGCAAAGCTAAAGAAAAGGAAGGAACGGAAGTCGTTGGAAATATTAT